GTAGTCCCTCGAACCGCTTCTTTATTCGTGCCGCCTGTTCCTTGAACCCTTTGTGCGACATCCGGTATCTCCTGTATGAAGTGTGGCCGGTGATGACTGGCAAGCCGCCATTCTGCAAGCGATTTCTGCCAGTACCACCAGTGGTCACCAACGACGCCAATCTGCGTCACCTTGTACCATGTGACGTCACCGTTTAGCGCGTCGCCACTGTAGTGCGTGGCGTCGTCAGGTGCGTCGATAACAACTGGTATGGTGACTTTCATTGCTGGAACGCGTTGCAGAATAGTACGTCGGTTGTCGCGTCGACGGTCAGCACGGTGCCGTTATAGCTCCATGAATTGTAGTGGGCGTTGGCCGCGTGCAAGTGCCCGCTGGCGTCGTGCGTCGCCAGTTGGAACGTGATTGTCAGCGTGGCCATGGCCGCCACGGCGGCGGAGAGCGCGATACCGGCTGCGAAGCCAATGAGATACTTTTTCATTTCGGCTGTTCCTTTGTAGAGGGTGGGTCTTTGACGATGTTTGCGCGCGGGCGCCATTCGGCCACCAGTTGCACGCTTACGTGCGGATTGTGAACAAAGACGTCGATCTGCGTGGCTTCGACTCTATTCTTCAGCTCGGCGATTTTCTTGTCGAGTTCCACTTCGTTGTGACAGTCGATGGGTTTGTCATCCGCGCTTTGCGACGTATACTTGACGAAAATCTTTGCGTAACACATAGCTTCCTCCTAAAATTTGCAGGGACCGCCCCTTGCTTTGCTAAAGTCGCACCATCGGCAGTAGTACCCCGGTCGCGGCGGGAACCGCCTATCGTTCATCATCGGGCGCACACGTTTTTCCCACGCTCTCTGCAACAGCGGCAGCTCGTCGACGGAAAACTTCATGGGCACTTTCGGGTGCAGAATACCGAGATCACTGTAGATCAACTGCGCGTCGACAGCTTGGACAGTCGGGTACTTACAGAATCCCGCTGCGCCGTAGAGCTCCAGCTGCTCTTGATATTCGATTGCTTTGCGTTCATCGAACTTGCCGGACTTGTTGTCCCGGATATGCAGGATGTCGCCCTCGCCTTCGTTCTTCGGCAGCGGCTCGGCAAACGCCACGTCGATTGTGATGCGTAACCAGCACCGGTCCCAGTCTGTCGGGCTGCACGGCATCCACTGCTTGGTGAAGCCCCAGCTGTCTTCCACGGTTAACTGCGAACCTTTCTTCTTCAGTTCACGATACACCGTGGCGACCGGCATGAGATAAGCCGGTACTTGTTTGATCTTGCCTTTCAAGTAGTTCTTGGCCTGATCGGCGATCTCCGCGCCGCGCTCCAGGGGGCCTGGTGGTAGTTTGCCAGACCTGAGATCCGCGTCGCGTTGCGTCATCTCAGGCGTTTTTAACTTGACGATGTATTTCCAGTTCGCCTTAGCCGGGCATTGGTTCCAATCCCAGTAACGGCTAAACGACCAGCTGGTGAAGTATTTTGGCGCGGGCATTTGTTTTAGTCCTTATGGGTTTTTAAGTCCGCCCAATTCGGGCCGACTTTGCCGTCATTGAGCATGGGGAGGTCGAACGGTACACCGGCCATTGCTTCCCGCAGTAAGTTCATTTCCTTTTTCACGGCTTTGATCGGCGCGCTAATGTTGATTTCGTCATGTACGGTTATCAGGAATCTGCCGTCCTTTTTAACGTTGTGGTAGTTGATGATCGCTTGCTTTGTGCAATCGGCGGCGCTACCTTGAATAAGGTAGTTTAGGGCTTTGTACTCGAATGTCATGCCGCGCCCGTTTACCATGGCCGGCGGCTCGCAGTAGTACAGCCGCCCGCCCCACGTGCGCAGGGGCTCGCCCCGGCCAAACATGCCCTTTAGCGCGCTGTCGAGGGCCGCGACGCCCGGCAGCGCCGCGCGCTGGCCTTTGCGCAGTAAGGCCGCCGTGTCGCGGTCGCTGCCGATGCTGGCGGCCAGCTTGTCGAGCCCCATGCCGTACAGCATACCGAAATTGATGATCTTTACCGCGCGCCGTTCAAAGTCGTGGCCTGTAAGGCGCAGTATCTCGTCCTTAACAAACTGGTGCACGTCCAGACGGGGTTGCTTGCGGTACGCTTCGAGCAACTTGCCATCTTCAAAATGAGCAAGGATGCGGAGCTCTTGCTGATTGTAATCTCGGTGGCAGAACTTACCACCTTTGTCCGGCAGTACATACCGTCGAATCAGTGGCAATTCCGGCACGTCGAACTTGGGGTGTTGATAACCGTCCCCACGATCGTACCAATCTTTAGGCAGGTTTTGGAAGTTGGGATTGCTGCTAGACAATCGCCCCGTGCGGGTGCCATGACTATCGCCACGAACCTGATTCCAGTTCATGTACACCTTGCCGTCTGCCAGCGACATGCCCTGCCATGGGAGCATGAACGTGCCGAGGCAAGTATTCAACCGGTTGCGATAGCCGAGTAGAAGCCCAAGTTGTTTATTCTTGAACAAGTCGAGGGTCATTGTCTTCTTGCTGGTGCTGCGCTTACCGGTCTTCGTGTACGCCCATTCCGTAACGATGCCGGCATCGTCCAAAGCCTTGGCAACCGAAGCGTCGGAATCGAAGTTGAGTTCCTTGACCTTAAGCATCTTGCGCAGCTTGTCTTCTACTTTAGACATGGCCGCCTGATACATGACAATGTCTTTGCCTAACTGTCTGACGTTGATCTGCACCCCTTCGCCTTCGTTCTGCAGGAGTATCGGCATCAACTCTCGTTCACGGTTATACGCCACCAGTTCTTGGGTGTCAATCTTAGGGTACAACAAGTCAAACAGACGCTTCGTGCGCAGGACGTCGCCCTTCGCATAGGTACCGACCAGCTTCCCCGGCGCTTGCGCGATGTGCTTGCCGAATTCCGACGGTTTGAATGGGCCGTGTTCTGCTTCGAGAATGGCCTTATGGTCGAGAATCCACTTCTTGACAGCGTCCTGTTCTTCGGGCAGCATGTCCAACAACTTCGCAGCTACGGCCTTCAATTTCAAACTGACTGCGTGAGGATCATTCATGTACAGCAGATAAATCACATCGTGGATTTTATCCCAGGACGGCATGGGCAGCCCTAGATGGGTGACCGCCACGTCGATGTCGAACCGCCCAGACTGGAACAACAGATTTTCTTTCCATACTTTCTTCAGCTCGGCAATAGCCTGTTGCTTCGTGCAATTGTTTTCACTCGGATGACCCCACGCGAAGTATTCAATTTTGCGTTCGCCGGGGCGCAGGATCGACACGCCGACCGGAATTGGTGGATAGTTCGGTCGACGCTCGATGCCCTGCGTCTCGAAGTCGATAGTCGCGACTCTTGGAGTTTTCATGCGGCGCTCACCAGTTGGGTCGGATGCACAAGGCCGGTGTCTTTACAGTAGCGCAACTCGGCGGCCAGCTGCGCGGCTTCCAATGTCACGAAGTAACGTGAATCGTACTTGAAGAAATTCTTCGTTTCCTCGACCCACGCGATGACTTCTTGTTTATAGACACAGTACCAGTGGAGGCGCTCATATTGTCTGCGCAACTGATGCCACATCAAACCGTAGTCGACGCGCGGCGGAATCCAGCCGTGCCGAATAAGGTGCGCGCGGAGCGCTGGGCGTAGTTCGATCATAGCGAACCCCCTGACATAATGGCGGTCCGCTCACGTTGAGCGCGGACGGTACTGTACCGGCCATAGATCAAATTCAAAAACGTCGGGCGCGGCTTGCGACTTCCTTCCTGCTCCTGTTTCAAAATTGCGAGTAATTGTTCTTCGGTTTCGGCTTTGGCGAGCGCATCCTTTAACTGACGCCAGTTTAATGCAGTTTTCATTTCATTGCTCCTAGTGGGGTGGGCGACGTGGCAGGCACGCGATAGGGCGCCAATCGCGGGAGTGTTGCCTGCGCACGCCGCCCGTGAACCTTAACGGCGGCCCTTGGCTTTGGCTTTGTTGCCGGCGGCCTTTGCGGGTTTGGCTGTTTCTTCCTGAGGCTCGAACGGCCGCATCAGCTGAGCGCGAACCTGTTCCTGCTTGGCAATAAGCGCCTCGATGATGTCGCCACGGTCGATGGTGTCGGAATGCTTGAACTGAATGTGGAATTGATCCTTGGCATCGGGCTTGATTGAAATTTCAGTAATCACCCCCAGCGGCGGACGATGCAAGATGCTTTCGAGCTGCGTCACGTACGTGTGCCAAGCGCCGCTACTGGTGGGCGGAATGCTCATGGTTGCGGCTTCCGCCGAGGCCACGGCGTCCGAGCTTTCGAGCATGTCCTCGGTAATAAGGATCAACCGTCGTGAGTTCTTGCATGCCTTGCCACGGCCACGGTCCGACGAGCCCCACTGATTCTGCTTGCATTTGGCGCAGGTGTCGGATTGCTTGTGCATGGCAAGTTCGTGAGGCACCATTTTCTTCGCGTCTTCCTGACTGATGGCGAAGCAGTCGGGCGGGGTGGGGTTTTCCGGGTCAAATTTTTCTTCGTAGTAGGCGTTGACCAGCGTACTGTCCAACACTACACAGAGCAACGTGTTGTTGGGCACTGGGTTCTTCTTGTAAGACAGTACACCGCCACGCGTATTGATAACATTGCCACCTACAGCCGCCGTGTCTTCCAGCTGCACGGTGCGGCGGGCCAGTTCGGCCAGTTTGGCGTCATACTGCGCGAGATCTTTGCCGCCGCCAGCCGGTTTCGTCTTTGCTTTCTTGGTAGTTGCCATGTCACTTTTTTCCTTTGACTTTACTGTAGGATAAGGTTACTATGTTGAAGCGCTCGACACCGGGAACTTCTTTATTGTCCGCCCAGCGCAGTCGGACAGCTTCGGCGTCCAAGCCGATTTTCAGTAGATCCTCGTTGCCTTTCTTGCTGCAAAACTTGCGGAACTTCGCCATGTCTTCAATCTTTGGAACAGGCTTCGTTCCCACTTCGACGCGGCAGACGGCGCCTTGTATACCGCCGATCTGCGACTTCGGCACGTTCTGAATCAGATGCTCGCGAAGGATTTTCTCTTTCTCAGCGAGCGGCTTTACTGTCTTTTCCAGTTCGAGGCGGGCCTGTCGGGCCTCGTAAAACATGTCCGCGACCTTGGCCAGATTCTTGGGGATCTTCACCTTTACTTCTCCAGATCGTACGCAGAAACACTGAATCTGACTGGTACCAGAATAATCATCATCTGGCAAAGGGCGAAGGCCGCGACGACTCCGAACAGCACCGTCTGAAACATGGCCGCCCGTGAAATTTGATGAGTCAATTCATCCCACGCGAGCACATAGGCAATGAACGCCCAGATGGCCGAGGCGATGCTGCTACCGACGAACAAGACTGCCATGGTCAATAGTTTCATTTTCTTCTCCTCACTTGTTTGATGTGAATATCAATGACGTTGCGCCAACCGCTGAAGATGGGGAAGCGTGGTTTATCCTTGCCGCCAGTCGCAAAGAACTTGTATCGGGCGGTGCGTCCTGGCAGCGTTTCGCGCAACGCCCATAATTCTTTTCGTTCGGCGGCTGTGAATCCGCTGCCGATACTGAACTCGACTCCGGTATGCACGTCGCGGACGAGCAGCGCGCCCATGACGCCGCCTTTGACCATACCGGCCTTGTGCGTGCTGCGCTCGCCGGCGGCGTTCTTGTCGTTCAGGTTGTGTTCCAGCTCCTCGGCGCCGAGCACGGTAGCTTCACTATCTTCAAACTGTTTCAGCTTTAGTAGGTAGCCTTCGCGCGTCGTGCTGCGCCCTTGCTTATAGGGGCCATCGAGAGCGCGCAGCATCAATCCCTCGTACCCCGCCGCGATAGCTTTTTCTTCAAGCGTATTCAGGTCGTCGGCGTTGGTCATCAGAAATTGATCTACGACCCGCATCTGGGCGTGGGTGGCCGTGCGACGCGCGGATAACAGCCGATTTTGGAAGCCTCCACCAGTCAAGAAATTGTCGAACACATGGAACACACACTGCAACGTCGGCAGCACGTTCTTAGACATGACAATGCTGTCGGTAGTGCGGAAGGCGGTGGGGCTGTTCGGTGTACCGATGATTAGCTCACCGTCGAGGCCATCGTACTTCTTCTTGCCGAACATCTTTTGAAGATGATTATTCGGTATCGGTTTGTTTCTGCGACTTAGTAACACCCCGCCCGATACGTACGCGCGAATGCCGTCCAGTTTGTAGCTCGCCAAAACTGGGTACTTCAGCCGTGTTAAATCAACTTTCCCAGCCAACATGACCTGCATGGTCAACTCCTAGTGAATTATGATTGGGTACCATTTGATTTCTCTGGTGCCGTGCAGCGTGTTGCGTGCGCGCAGTGTGCCGTACTTGACGCCAGTAACCGAGAACAACCCTTTCGGCCCGACGGTATACGTTATCGGAATGCCGGCCTCGATCATGGCTCGACACAGTGAATGATCGAGTTCTGCTTGGTCAAGATTGTCGCGTATGTGCGGCAACTCGACTTCAAGTACGATTTCTTTTTCCATGAAGCTCTCCACACTTTGTCCACACTTTGTTTTGGAAGTCGCGCATCTGGTCGAATGTTGTCTCGAAATGCATCCGACATTCCAAGCGCGGCATGCCGGGTATGAACCGTCGTCCGGTAAAGTCACTTACGTCTATGTGATTATTGTACGAGTGCACTTCCCACGATATTATGCTGTGAGCCGGAATCACCAAAAATTCATCGTTTTCGGTGAGCGTGAACGGTGTTATCAGCTGGGGTTCGGCCAGTGAAAGCCCGCCGTTCTTGGTGACCTTAAGTTCCGCCGCTTTGCCGACGAACGGCACTATAGCCGCGCCGGCTGCGACTTGGCCGAATAGCCCTAGAAATCCGCGCCGTTCCATGATTAGTGCTCCGTGGCAGTGGCGGGCGTGCCCATGGACGCGGCCAGCTCATGCTTCTTTTGCAGTTCCGCGACCAGATTCTTGACGTGAGCAAGCGAGTCGAGCATCTCATACTCTGTCGGATTGGGGGACGTTAACGTCACGCCGTACCGCGTGTCGAAACTTCTCGAACCGCGATGGAATTCCACCAGAGTTTCACACATCAACAACAGCAACTTACCGGCGAGGAGACTATCGTGGTCTTCCGCGAGATGTTGCAGCGAGTCCATGAATTCACTGATCGAAGTGTGCGTGTCGACACACTTGACGAAGTTCACCGCCTGACACGCGATGTTCAAGTCGACCTTTTCATCGCGGATCAGTTGCGTCAACTTACGAAGACCATTCATTTGTTCACTGGTCAATCGTAACATCACACCGAACGCGCGGTCCAATGCTTTGAGAATGTCGTTCATTATTCTTCTCCTAGTAAAATATCGTAGATGTCTGGTATGCCGACAGCTTCATAGCCGCCGACGGTCACATCCTGCCCACGCTCGCGCATGATACAGATCGAACCTGCGAGGAATAAGTCCGGGTGCTGCATTCCCTTCCCCGCATTTTCGTGGAAACGTTCTATTAGCTTGTCGAAGTCGTCGACAAGTTCCACGTCTTGTTTCAAGCCCCACCCCGCCATGATCAACACCACCGGAATACCGTCAACGGGCACTTTCCCTGCCGCTAACTGGTCGCCATCTTTCCATGCTTGCTTCAGCAACTTCGTAGTTCCCTTACTACAACTACTGAAGAAGCGGTCGATGGTGTAGTTAGTCACGGCACGAGTCTTCCTTCGTAGACACCCAGCCAGTCAACCCGGCCCGTGGCGATCAGGTTGCGGATGCAGCGCGCCGCCCACGCCGAGGTGATGTAAGAAAGAAATACATCTGTTGGGTTAAAAAGTTGATACGCAGTTTCTATATCAAGGTTCAGAACTTTAGCCCCGAGTTGAACCCAATTAAAACCAAGTGTTTCACGATCCGCCAAGAGTTTTTCTGGTGGATACCACCACGTTACCGCTGCTCCGCAAATACAACAGGTAGTGCCACAGTATTCAGATTCATTACGGAAGTGGAGCATGTTGAATCCGTCGACGCCGGCCTTACGAGGAGCTCCGCTTTCCAACCACTCGGCTAATTCTGTCAGTCGTTCAATATTCACAGTAATTGTCCTTATTGTTAAGGTTTCGTTACCGGGCAAAACGCCCGGCACGCCCATAGTAGCATTGCACACGCGCACGGGCAAGCGGGCGCAGCCTATACGTAGCCGGCGCCAGCACACACGGCGCAACCCACCATAACGGCACCCGCAAACCCCTGCGAATGCTGCGTGTAGCCCCGCCCATCGCAGCGGGCGCACCTTACCCCGAGTAGGCGCAGCCGGGCGCGGTAGGCTTGCCTGCGCGGTGCGTCTTTTAGTGTGGCATAGGCCGTGGCGAGTCGTGCAAAATGCCCGGCATCCCCACCACGGTCGGGGTGATGTTCCCGCGCCGCGCGCAGGTACGCCTTGCGGATATCCTCGCTTTCGTGGCCGGCATGCACGCCAAGAATTGCATAGGGATTCGGGTCGATCATACCGCCCCCCGGCCTAAGTTTTGAGCGGTTTGAATGTACGAGCCCAGTAGAACAAGGATGGGATGGATCTCATCAATATCCATCTGGCACCACTGTTCTACAGTTAAAGTCTTGTCGTCGACCGTGCAGCACCGGGCGATGACCGCCGTTGTAATCAACAACGGGTTGGTCGGGTTATAAGACATCACCATGTCCAGCCAAACCGGTTTGCGCAACTTGGCGAATCGACCGGACTTTAGAACAACTTCCTTGAACTGTTCGTCAGGTTTCCAACCTTCGAGTGGATTTTCACCGGAATTCACTTGTACTTCTCCTTATAAGGGGCGCGTTCTTTATCGTAGAACGAGCCGTAGTTAGAACCAGGACCGTCGCGCGAAACATTAAGAGGCAGCGGTCTTATTTCCCACAAACGCTTTGCGCCGGTTTCGGTCAAACAGCATTGTCCGCCGTACACTTGTCGGAACCCGGCGCGGCGCAGCTCGCGGGTCATTATATTGGCTGTGATACGTGTCTTGCCCTCGGGGTCGTAGAGGTTCAACAGTTCTTCGCTTGTCCACAGACAGGTGTTCAAAACTTTACCGTCGAAACGTAGAACGGCGTCAGGCATTTCCGCGAGCGTGTGCGCCCACGTACTTAGATCGCTGCGCCCAACGTACAGCATGTCACGCTTGGCCGCCGTCATTGGGGCGCGCGTACGGGCGTCGAAGTTGCCCATGTCTAAGTTCAGTAGATGGTAGAACAGCGCCGGAGCGCCGGGGCCGACTACACCAGCGGCGCCGATCCACGGCTCGTACAACTGTTGATAGAAGTGATCGTGCAGCGGCCCGCTCAATACTTCGTGTATAAAGAATCGACGGTCGGTGTCTTCAAGAAAGAAGCTATCGGGGTGGTTGCTGGTAAAGTAATAGTTGATACAATCGCGCACCGTGTAGCTGGGGATGTACTTCGGGTTCAGGCGAAGTTCTTGTTGAGTAATGAAACTCTTTAGCCTGTCCGCCACATCGCGCTTATCCTCGCCGCCGGTAATTTCATCGGCCAGTACGAACTGTTTATTCTCGGCCCACTCGTTGTGCGATGAATGCAAGTCGCGGTCCTTGATCTCGGTCGAGTTCTTGCCGTACAACTTGAACATACTGTAACCGATAAAACTCTTGCCCGTGCCGTGCTGGCGCCCCCATATAAGCGGGCTGCTATACATCTTCACGCCGGGATTTTGTAGCGGGCAAGCCAGCCAACGTTCAAACCATTGACGCGATTCTATGTCCTTGCCGAACAGGTGATCAAGTAACGTTTTCCACGGCGTGACATCACCTTTCTTTGGCTCGCAACCCCAACCGGACCAGACGTTAATGCCTCGAGGCGTATTGCGTGGGGCGCCGGGCTCGTAAATCACGGCGGGAACTTCGTTCCGGTTCGGCCATTTAAGCCACTCGCGCGCGGTCGACTTTTCTTCCAGCTTGGTGCCCTTTTCGGTTTCTTTCTTAACTATGAACGTACGTGTTGAATAGGCGTGGTCGACGAAGGCGCGCGGAGCCATGCGTTGCATGTTGTTCAAGCGAAGAATTAGTCCAGGGTTTTGGACGTATACTACTTCCTCGTTCATCCTGAACAACTCGCGCGACTCGGCCCACGGCACGGCGGCGTCAAGTAACTGTTCCAAGGCATCGGTGCCGTGTGCGAGCATGTAGTCATCCAGCCCTTGCTTCTTGCCTTCGGGCGGAGGAATGCGTGCGATATGCACGATGGCGCCTAGCTGGGTGAGTTCATGCGCCAATACGTTTTCAGCCACCATTACATCTACGTTGGTGACGGCGTCGCTGTCATAGGCGATGTACACCTTGCGCCCCTGCCACTTAATTTCTTTGAACTGTGGCAGTATCTTCAACGCGTTGCGCGTCGACTTGAAGCACCACACGCCGCCCAACCCCATGCAGGCGAAAGGAGAATTTGCCGTAGCGCAAGCGGCCTTTAGCTCGCCTTCGGTAACGATGATCGGGACATCGACGTTTGCAGCTATCTTCGTCCAGTCGCTGACAGGAGGAAGATAAACTTCGTTCAACGTTTTGGGGGCTTGCACATAGCGCAACGCCTTGTGTGGTGCTAAAGCGTCTAGCCCTTTACGTTGAGGTTCTTCAAGATAACGAAACCGACTAAAGTCTGTCGGTTTGCCGTGAAGGTCAAAGTAGGGTATGATGAATCCGCCGGCTTTATACGGCAACCAATCTGGGGCTTGCTTTGCGGTTACTAACTTCAGTTTAAGTTTTCTGGCGACTTGCTCGCTCAATAAACTGTTTTCAAGTTTTTTCGAGAATAAGGCATCTAGCCCTTTTGTCGGGCTATCTACACTTGCCATGTTATGTGCTCCCTTACCTTATATTGCGCGGCGGCCCTTCGCCAACTGTACGGGCCGCCGCGCTGGCGCCTACTTAAAGTAACATGTGCACGCGCGTATGTGCAAGGCTATGCTTGCAGCTGCGCGCTAAGGGCTTCGCGCGTCGCGTGCAGTTGCGACATTTCATCATCCGTAAGGTCGCGCCCTTCGGACTGCGCCTTGAGCACCATGCTTGACACGGCGTCGAGTTGAGCCTTGGCGGCCATTTCCGCTGGAATGAATGCGGCGGCGGCTTGAAGAAGTTGGGTAAGAAGTGCGACAAGTTCCATGAGTATCTCCTACTTCAATTGCAGTTGGGAAGTGATAGCGGTCAGCAGCACCAGCGCGTTGTCCACAGCCACCAACGCAGCGCTCATTGCGTCCTTGCTGAAGTTTGGATCGTTGATGGTCTTCTCGGCTGCGTCGAACGATTCCTGCACCAACTTATCGGCGGCCTTGAGTTTGGCGAGCATGGCGGGGTCGCTGCATACCTTGGTCACGCCGCCGCCACACGGCGGGAGTGCCTTGTACTGAATGGCGACGGCGACGGCGGCGTTGTAAGTGCCTTCCGCCAATGCAAGACTTTCGCGCGGGGTCTGCGGCTTTACGTTTTGGGTGCATCCCGCGAGTAGTGCGAGAGCGATGAGACTGAAAGCGATAAGTTTCACTGTGTTGCCTCCGGTGTTTGATCAATGAGACGGCCCAAGCCGCCAAGGAAGTTGATGAGAACAATGATGACGGCCAGTGTGTTAACTCCAAGTTCTGCCTGGACCGACGCGGGCAACGCAAGCCAGCTGCTACTGACCAGCGTACTTAGAGCGAAAGAGTGCATGGAAAACCACTGCCAAGACTTACGCCAATTGGGGACTAAGCTCACAGCCCTTTCTCCTTCAAAGTAAGATGGCGATTGAAGTATACATAGAAACTAGCTACGGCAGAAATCGCCGCTAACGCCGCGCCAGTCCAGTCGCCGATACCTAAAGAAGTCACAAATGCAGTCCCCGAGGACGTTAAGCCTAGGGCCGCCCCTGCGCCTGTGGGCGTACCCATTGCCGACAATGGCGCCGGTACCGCCAGCGCAGCCCCGGTTAGGGCCGTGGCAGGCGTTACACTGGCCACTGTCGGCGGCAGGGTAGCACCCGTTGGCGTCAGCCACAAGTGAATTTCTGCCGCCCTACGGGCCTGCAAGCCCACGCTAGGGCGCGCGACGTTGTGCTCGTCGTGGTAATAAATCCACCGATTTAACTGGACAGGTACGGCTGAGTAATCCCCTTCGTTAAGTACGGTTAACAAATGGGAACCGATGAATGCGCCGGCGCCTTCGTTGAAGATAAAGCAGATGAGCGCACCGCGTTGATTTTCATTCAACGAAACTATAACGTGCTTGTCGACGACGGCTGCCGCCGCTTCGGCGTTGGACAGCAGATCTTGTTCTGCTTGTTCCGGGGTTATGGTGACAGAGGGATCGACGTTGTGCGTGTTCCCATAGCCGTTGGTCCACACGCGCCCTGTGATATCCAAGTAAGCGTGCAGGTTTGGCTTGCCGTCGACGGTTTCTAGTTCACGTAACAATTGCAGAGTGTTAGCGTTTACGTTCATAGGGCTGAATTACATCCTCGTCTGGTAAGCGGGTTGGGTCAATGAATCGGCTGCCGGTTCGTATCATTTCTTCTATCACATGCAAACGTCGGTTCGTGGTGTTCATAGCGCTGATCAGTGGCCCGAGAGCGCTCTTGAAACTTTCCACTATCTCCGTAGACGGCCGATACGTGCGGAGTATCTGCCGCTCCAGCTCCCCCACGTTTCGGGTAGCGTCGTCCGCCGTGCGCTGCGCACGTTCAATGTCACGATCCTGCTTGCGAGACCATATGCCGACAAGAATGATACATATTGCACATAGACCACTGATGATGCTTGCTGCAGATACAAATCCTTCGGACGTAGCGGGCTGGCTATCGGCCAAGACCGGCAGCAAGAGCACTCCGATACCGATTAAAAATCTATCTCCACGCATCATGGGGGCGATTCTCCAAAAACAATGGGTGAGGTAAAGTATCGGTCATTAGAACACTTGGTTGTGATAGGCTGATCAATAACGCCGAGACACGCACTTCTGGTCAGACGTTGCTGATTGATAGTAGCCGTGGTGATACTGACAGGCGGCGCCCCGTTGACCAAAGCTCCGAAACCGTCGTTCATGTAGTACGGGATAATGACACATGCCGCCGCCGTACTCAACGCGTTGCGCACTGTCTCATAATCGTCCTGCGCGGCATTGACACCGATGGCCACGTTCTCGGGCATCGGTGTGAGATTAGCCGTTATCTTGCGGTAAGGCTGCACCGCTAGCGGCCATGCTTGATTGTTGTGCGATTGACGTTGCAGCAGCCCGCCTTCATAGTCCACTTGCACAGCGCCGTCTACATCGAAATCCGCGCAACGCCCGACCCAGATTTCAGACGTGTCAATGAGCTGGATAGCACTTGCCCAAGTTGCGCTGTTTAAGTCGTTGAATATGGTTATGACGAGAGTGTCAATGTTTATGGCGGGGAATACCCACCAGCACGCCGCCGCCCCATTAGGAAGCAACGCCGTGCGCAAGGCCTGTGAATTGCCGAGCAGCGCCACGGGAGAACCGGCCAGCTTACCGGCCACGGTTATTTTCACACCTGCCGGAATGGCCGTGGCGATGTTAGGCATTAAGAACGCGGCACAGCCCGCGAATAGCGTAGTATTCAACGCGACGGTGATCGTCAACGTCGTGTTTATGTTTTGCGCGGCATGGCTTCGCGGCCACTGGTACCGCGTCGGCAGTGCGGGGCGCCCGCTAAAGTGATTGGCGGTAGCAGTTACCATGACTTGTCCACCGGGTAGCGCGCCGCTTGGCGTTACACTGCCATTGTCGAGCCACGTTGTGACGGCGCCCACACTCTGCATGAATAGCTCGCCGCCCTGCGCACGGCCATAGATGTTATACCCGGTCGCGCCGGTAACAGCACCCCAGTTGACATTGATGCCGCCCGTGCTTACAGTTGTCAAACTGGTTTCCGTGCTGGCGAGAGTTTCACCGTTGGTATTCGTTGCGGCTACACGATAGTAGTACGTGCCGGCCACAAGTGTGCCGGCGCCGGTAGTGAAGGCGGCATTGACCGGCACAGCAATGCCGGGCCCATTGACGCTGAACGTCGGCGCGGTAGGACGACCATAAGAAATACGCATATCACAGCCCCCAGAAAACGACTTCGGTCAATTCTTCGCTAGGACTTTCTACCGTACCTAGCACGACAAGATACCGCCCAGTGATTAAATTCCCCACCGGATAGGTTACGAACCACACTTGGCCTATATCTATCGTGCGCCCGATGGGTGTGAACACTGTGCCCACGTAGAAATTACGTGGGGAGTTGTAAAGCCCACACTGCCGAGTGATAGAAGCCTGTCCGTGGCTCGACACGTCGAACGTCGACTCTAGCGGCGCCGCGTTCATGGCGTGGTTATACCGTGTGGGGAGTTTCACCCCCGCGACGACAGTCCACTGGAAAGGCACGATCAAAGACTTGCGCAGTGAGAGTGAAACATCGGTTAAAGACGTATTCTGGAAATCACTCTCGGACAACGGATTGTAATTTTTACCCCCTGACAGCCGAGTTGTCAGGTTTTCGGCCAAGTCTGGGTAAGGAATTAAGAACCCATCGAAGTCTGTCACTGTCAAAGAGCCAGAAGAACTGGTGTAGTAACATCCCGGCTGCCCAACGTTTTCAGGGGCATCTAGAACAAAGGTGTGAATTTTCTCATCACGCCCGACGTAGATCTGCGCGCCGACCGATGCCAGGAATTTTTGCGCGCATGCTTCCACGTTCGGTGTTTCGTCCGGCGACACATACAGCCCATGCACCCAGCCCGTAGCCGTATCCACGGCGGCGGCACCGGTAGAATCGTACTCGGCCTGTGAAAATGGCCCGTAGGTAATCAAGAAGTTCTGTAAACTCTGATCAAGCCCTGGGCCATTCAACGGTATGTTGGTTTGATAAGCAGGGAGCTCGTTCATGAAGATGTTGGCCAGCTTGAATTTGCTAGAGCCAACTGGCGTTTGATTGAGCAAGTTGCTTAGAAAAGCCAGCGTCAACGGTTGATCACTGGTTGTGGTGTTGGTCAGTACGCCGATGTAGGTTCCGGCGGCGGTTAGCTGTAGCGTGGCAAATGCTGTCCAGGCAGAAGAACGATTAGCCTGATACCCAATCAGTAACTGTGCCGGCGCGATGGTATACCAGCCCGTGCCGTTGAGCGGTGAGCCTTGATACATCTGCCCGTGGTCGGACCACAGCGGAACCTGATCTACCTTTATACTGAATGAATAACTACGCCCAGCATGCAGCACAATACTGTTGTGCTGCATCCAACACATGTTGCCGTGGTTGTTCACGACCATGCTGTTATTTGGATTGGTGCCGCCGCCAAGCTGAAATTCGTCCGTCGAGCTTAGAGTGAAGTAACTCTGCCACGTAGCCTTTCCACCAGACCAGTTAGTCGGATAGCCCGATGAGCCGGTATTAGTGTTGAACTGCCCAGCCCCGCCAAGATAATCGGTGGCGACCGTGCTGAATGAAGAGAGATAGCTGCTAGTCTCTATTGTGAACGCCCCTTGAGGGGCGAAATTCAAATCAATACTTTTACTGTCCGCTGACAGAACATAGGTTCCAGGGGCAAGCGCTTTTCCGCTGACCCGTGGAAATCCAATCTGTGAGATTACTGTCGCGCTTAACGCGTAGATCGAATTTACACTGTCCCACAACGACGGCGTGTAGGTACGGCAAATCCCCCATGCAATCGGCCACGGTTTGCCGGCAACCGAAGGATCGACATTCGGCATGAATATGGGGCGCTGAAGCTGATTTTGCAGAAGAATAATCTTGTCGTTGGCATAGATTGTCTTAGTCTGATCGCTCGTCTGCTCGCAACGATCAATAACTGCCGTGAATACGCCTTCGGCTGCATCACTGCTCGTACCCTGTAAGCAGCGGCGAAACCGCACGAGCTGATCGCGGATATCCGCGGTGAGTAATTGATTATACACGCCGTTCGGATCAAGAATATCCAGCTGCACACTTGTGGCCCGCCCAAGTTGGGGTGGCATGCTGGCTCCGTGCATCCAGCACGGCACTGAGCGAGAAATTTTTACCGGGCTCTTCATCCGATCAAGATCGCCAGGATAGACGCTATTTGGAACCGTGTCTGACGATTGATTTATGTAGCTTTCCGTTGCCACATTGAAAGGCACTAGTCCAAGAGCCTTGTGCAGCCAACCTTTAGTACCATAATTATACTTAGACTGAAACTGGCCAGAATTGGCAAGTACCCCCATGCCGCCTATCCCACCAGAGATCGTAGCCGCGTAGAAGTAAAAACCACCTACTCCACTCGCGACGGTAATCGTACCAAGACTCTTGCCATTCTGCACCCATGTGATCTGTCCTTCAGCAGGATAAACAATCACTGCAATGTAATCATTGTAATTGATGGTACCGCTGAACGTCGCCACGACGGCGCCGTTATTGTATACTTTCATATCACCAAGGTTCAGCCCCCAGCCCTTCGGGTCTTCGCCTACGTACTTATTCACGGCGGCTCCCGCCAGAACTACCCCCAAGTACGCAGCTCCTGTAAGCGAAGGATTTGTGTTGAGCGGGGAAAATAGATAGAATTCAACAGAGACGTTATCATCACTGCTTTGTGCGATGCTGCCTTGGCCGAATTGAGATCTAGCGCATCGGTGGGCGTCACACGTCGACCCTATCTGGAGCAACGTGTCACTGTTGGACAATGTCAAAAATTGTCCAATAGCGTTCTCGTCGAATGCAACAGCGATATTTGACATAATTAGTAGCTCGCAGAAGCGGCCACGACAATGTACTTGCCGGTGGCGCCGGTGTAGAAGAACACATTGGTGACTTTCTTGCCTAGCGCATTGGGTGCGGCGGGAGTGCCTATCACACTTGCCGGGTACGTGGGCGCTGTATTGGTTCCCGCAGCGGCGGCTGTGATTTCCATTTCTACGAGCCCAGCGCCGGGAGGGGCCGTGAATGCAAACGCTGTCGCAACGGCGCTAGTCAATGTCGCTGTATTCATACCTTTTGTAAAGTCAGCAGTTGCACTTGCGCCCACTGTTCCAAGAGCGTTGGTGGCATTACCATAACTCGTCGCTGAAACTGACGTAAACGTGAACCCTCCGGAGTATGCCTGCGTCAAGAATATCAATGACGCGCCTGCATTGTCCAGGGCTATAACCTTGCGGTTTGTGTTGCCGCATGCCCAGCTGGTGCCGGTCGCGCCCGTTCCTTGACTCGCGGCAGGCGAATTGATTGTGAACCAGTGGGTCGTGTCAGAGTAAGATGGGCTGACGTTGACAGCAATAACGTTGATTGTCACCGGATCTGTGGTCAAGAACTGCACGTCGAGATGGCTTGGCAGATTCACGCCGTCCTCAACTACGCGCGCGTTCGCTATGCCGTAGACACCCGGTTGATATGCCCCTATCAATTCATATTCACACAGAGTCCCTGACGAAGGAGTCAGCCCATCCTTCGTGGTTTTCGAAATACGGAATTTATAGTAGCTGGTGCCGTTCGCCTTATTGACATTGACGTAGACCGTACATTCCTGCCCGTTCGAGCCGGACGGATGTGGAAGATCGCCGATCCGGTACCATGTTGTCGTGCCGGCAGGGGTCAGTGAATACGTGACTCTTGACGATAAGCCGATGGCTCCATCGCCGATAGCAGCGTAGCCATTGAATGTCTTATTACCGGCTGCAAGATCCATCATCTCGAGCACGCCCAGTGTCGAGTTGATGAACCCACGAAGATTTGTAGCCCCGCACGCCCAGCTTGAACCGGCGGCTCCAGTGCCTTGACTTACAGCTGGGTTGTTGACACTGAACGGTATACTGCCGCGAGCGCTGCGCGATTCTGAGTACACGAAGACAGTGTACGCTACTCCTGCTACTCCGAACTGAACATCGAGATAGCTGTTCAAGTTCGTGCCAGCGTCTATGACACGAGCATTGATGATACCGGTGCTGGGGCTGAATCCGCCAAGCAATTCGTATTCACAATCAGTGCCGTCGCCGAAAGTAGACTTAGATAGCCTGAATTTGTAATAACTCTGCGTGCCATTGCCAACCAGACCAACGAACACCGTATGTTCTTGAGCGTAACCTGACAGACCACCACTGAGAGGCACCGTACCGATCCGCCACCATTCCGTGGTTGTGGCGGCAGTCAACGAGTAACTGATGATGGCAGTCGGAATGTATGCTTGGCCACTTGTCAGGTCAACGGTCATTGTTACGCCGTCATTCGTCACCGGTGCTCCGACGATGTTGAATTTCACGGGTCCAGCAGTTCCGACATTCACGGCGCTCTGTTGAGGTTGAATCAGCGCGTTAGCGGCAACAATATTCACCTGCACCGTGTTATTCACAAAATGACCGAAGTAGTCTGTACAGACTACCGGCACCGAGAATACTCCGATTGTAGTAGGAGTTCCCCCAAAGCCATTAGGTGTATGGGAAGCCCACGGAATTGCAGATAAATCAAAAGTGTACTTTATGGGGGTTTGCCCACCAATGCTTAGTGGAAAGTTGATGATTTCCGGGTAGTTCACCCCAACTTGTAACGGGCTATTCACAGAACCTAAGCCGGGGATTCCGAATGCGCTGATGCTGGGCGTAGACCCCATCGAAAAAGTCGTGGAAAAAGTATCTCCTGTTCCGGAATCGGTAGCGGTTATGGTTGCGACGCCGCTGGTGAAGGGCGGAATATTCGAGCCGCCGATCACGCCAGCGGTAGTAATGCCCCATCCTGTGTTAAACCCGCTTCCAGTCCAGGTTAGCGTACCAGTCGCTCCGGTCAAGCTGACCTGCCACGAATTTATATCTGTCTTAACCAGTGTATAAGACACTAGCCGGGTGACGACGTCCATAGAAACAATCACGTTGCCACTAGAATTAGCCCCGCTGTCGGTAGCTGTCACAGTAACGACATTGTGTCCTAGAGTAGTAGGAATGCCTGTGATAGCTCCAGTCGCTGAGTTAAGAGTAAGCCCGGCAGGGAGCCCACTGGCGGTGTAGGTGAAACCTTGACCAGTTCCACCACTGCCGACAAGCATCAGATTATTGTTTGCCTGTTCAACACGGTTGATAGGACCGATCTTTGAAACGACTACCGTCACCGGCGCTACAGACGTCGGATTATTGTAGACCTGCGCGAGCAGAACAGTGCGGGTAGGATTCGTCGACATATTGTCCTCTTACTTGCCTCGGCGACCATCGCCGGACCGGAGAGTTTTACGCAGCAGTTCCATTTCTGAAATTAGCTGATCAAATTTAGCGCTGAGCTTCTTTGTTTGCTCAGATATCGTATCTTTGGCATCCGCCGTAACGACTTCTTTAGCCGGCGCCGGCTTTGTGGCGACTTCACTGGCTGAATTGGCGGTAGTGCCGGCCTTGCCGACCTTACCCGGTGTTCCAGGAGTTCCAGGTATTACGTCGCCCCCGTACGAAGGACCGACCGGGCCGTAAGGTTGATCAGCAGAGAACGGCAGCGGTTGACCGGACAACAACGCCTGGATATCGGCCAGATACTCGACCATGCTATCACTGTTATCGGCGATCCGCAGATTCGCGGTCGAAGTATCGACCAGATGTTGCATGTACGTCTGGAAGTCGTTGTTGTTATCAATGTGCAGATCTTTCATGAATGCCGACACTGGCACACCAAGATTCTTCAGTACCGTAGTGAAGTCTCCGCCTGTAGCGGCAGCGATGTCGGCGGCGTACTGAGAGAGTTGAGTGGCTTGGAGATAACGGGTGTCGACCGATTGTTGGACTTGAGCATCGGTGGCTTCCTTGATCATCCGACGCAGCAACACACCTGCGCCAGTATCTCCGGTTTGCGCCAACTGTGCCTTCAGTCCGTTGATGTAGTCTTGACCATACAGCTGCGACGCCAGACTCAGCGCTTGCTGTTGCAGCTGACGGATCGCAGCGACCGCCTGTTGAGCAGTGGCCTGAATGATCGACGCGACATCCTTCGCGCTTGCGCCCTGCATGTTGGCGGCGAATGCAAGCGCGTTAGCCTGCGCGACGTTGGCGATCATCTGAGTGCCGAGATCGCGCATCGACTGTTGGAACGAGTCCAGCCCGCTAACTGCGCGGCGGAATGGTTCCATGAAGTCGCTGTACGCTTTCGTTGCCTTGATGATCGCGTCGACGGCGGCTGTCACCGCCTGCGCCTGCTGCTGTAGATCGTTGTTATACGCGACCATCAAAGGAATGATGGCGGCATACTGTGCGATCAGCTGTGCGTTTCCAGTCGCGAGAACCTGCGTGAATTTATCTCGGTACTGCCCCATCGACATGTTGGGATCGAGACCAAGCCCAGTCAATCCAGCTTGCAGCTGCGACTTGTCATAGGCCGAACGCATCGACAACTGTTCAGGGCCGCTGTAGAAATTTTGGAAGAAAGCATTCATTTCCGACGTCAGATTCTGTACTCCACCGGCGGCCTGCACCAGTGAATCGTTGAACTCCAACAGATCGGCGCCGGTCTTGCCAGTGGTGACACTCAGCAGTCCGTAGATCTGGTTAACAGCATCGTTCTCTTGGTACAGACGGGCGTACGTGTCGGCGAGAGATTCATTGGCTCCTTCAAGTTTAATTACTTCATTCATCACATCGGCGACAGATTTATCGCTGCCGAGCAGACTCTTGCCACGGTTGATATCCGCCATCGCTTTCTGTGTGGCGGCTGCCATATCTTGCACAGCCTGGAACAGTTTGTCTGCGTCCCCTTGTAATCCGGCGACAAATTTGCTGGCGCCGATTCCCAACTTGTCGAGCACACTGAGGATTGAATCTGATTGAATTCGTTCAGCAAATTGTTGCTGAGTTTCACCGGTGTACGTGACGCCCAGCACGGTGTCGGACGTAGTCGTCTTGCCGTGGCGGTCGGTAGAACTGGTGAACGATCCGCTGACAAGTTGAGCAGCTGTCGCACCGACAGACTGAGCAAATGTCTGCAACAGGTTATTCTCAGCCGTGTAGAAAGCATTCGCCGCGCTAACTTGATCAGCCGAAGCGGGGGCCGATACGTCTTTGTATTTATTGCCGCCAAAGAGTGCTGATTTCTTCGTTTCCTGCATCAAGTCAGAGACAGTAGCTCCACCCGCGCCGACGCTAAGCGTAGAACTGAACCCGCCCGTAGGATGCCACGCTGTACCAAAAAGATTGCCCCCACTAAATTTGTCGATGAGCATGGCCGCGATGGCCACCCAACCAATAGGCCCCAGCGCGCCCAGCGC